AATATCGCGGGTCGAACCGCTTCAGCCAGCCCTTGCGATGATGCGGCTCGGCCGACGCGACGAGCGCCCAGCCCATCAATCGTCTCCGCTCGTCACCGCGCGCCGCACCGCCCGCGCCAATTGCCGCCCGGTCTGCGCCAGCCGCTGCGGTTCGCTCCCCGCCTCGCCGCGCACATTCACGGTGATCGCGATGTTGCGCGTCATCCCGCCCGCCGCCTCGATCCGGCCGCTCGCGGTCGGCACGAACAGTTCGGGACCGCGCTCGCCGACGCGGTAAGCGCGGCCGGCGCTGACCGGCCCACCGGTCGCGCGTCCCGGCGCCCCGAACAGCGACAGCGCCAGCGCCAGCAATCCGCCCGCGCCGCTACCCTGACTGCCCCCCTGGTCGCCACCGCCCAATGCGGCGCCGATGCCGTTAGAAATCGCGGCGCGCGCAATATCGGCCATTACCGACAGCGCCAGCCGCTTCAAATCCTCGAACCCCAGCTTGCCCGACACGATCGCGCGGCTCAACGCCCGCTCGATCGCCCGCCCCGCCTGTTCGGCCTCGCTGACCAGCGGCCCGCCCAGCTCGGCGCGCAGCACCGCAATATCGCGCCGAAACGCCCCGGTGTCGGCGCGCACCGCCACCACCATCTCGTCGATCTCATCCATCGGGAAATTGCTCCATCATCGCCGCCAGTCCGGCGCCATCGAACGGCGCCACCGCATCCGCCTCGGCCCAGCCGCCCAGCACGCTGCGCACATCGGCGGGCGTCGCCGCCCAGAAATCATCGGGTGTCCACCCCGCGACCCGCGCCATCATGCAGAGCAGCGCGATCGCAGACGGTCCAATGCCCCCCTCCCCTTCAGGGGAGGGGCAGCGAGACTTGCCAGCTTGCTGGCTAGTCGCAGCGGGGTGGGCATCAGCGCGCTCAGCCATCGCTCACCGCCCCGACAATATCTGCCCCAGCAGCACGCGCAGCGCTGGGGTCACCGCCGCCAGCCCCTGCGCCACCACCGCCTCACCGACCGCCTCGCGCGTCAACGCGTCCGATCGGTCCTTCACACAATGCCAGAACAACGACGCCAACTCGCCCAGCCCCAATCGCCCGTCGGCTGCCCGCTCGACCAGCGCGAACAGCGGCCCCAACTCGCCCTCCGCCGCGACCAGCGCCGCAAAGCTCGGGCGCAGGACAAAGGCCCGATCACCGACGCGCAATTCCGCCTCGCCGCGCAAGCTGTTCGCCGCCGCGCTCACAGGCTCACCACCGCGCCGCTCGATTCCAGGTTCAGCGTGTAATTGCGCTCGCCATTATAATCGCCGGCGTAATCCAGCCGGGTGACCAGAAAGCGTCCGCGCATCCGCTCGCCGCTCTCGAAACGCAGCTCGTAATCGTCGATCGTCCCCGCCAGCGCATGGCCGCGCACCCGCACCTCGGCGGCTGATCCGGTAAAGATGCCCGCGGCGCTGACCGACACCGATCGCACCCCGGCGCCCGACAACAGCGCGCGCCACCCGCCCGAATCCTTGGTCGTGACATTCACCGCCTCGCCATTCACCGACAGCTGGGTGGTACGCAGCCCGGCGACCGTCTGATATGTTGGCGGCGCCGCACCGTCGCCGACCTTGAGCAGAAAAGCGCTCCCATTTTCAATTGCCATCGTTTAATCTCCTCAACAGAAAAACATGCGGAACGGGGAGTCGCAGGATGCTGATTACGTCATTGTTTATTGCCGCCATGATCCAGTCGCCCGCGGTCGATACGACGCGCGCCGCCTTCACCAAATGCCTGCGCGACGACATGAAAAAGTCACTCGAGGCCAAGGTCGAAGAGGTCGAATATGAAATGACGCTGAAAGCGAATTGTTCGACCGAACGCGACGCGTTCCGCAAGGCGGTGATCGCGCTCGGCCGTTCAGGCGGCGATTCCGTCACAGTCGCGACCGAAGACGCCGACATGCAGATCGAAGATTACCACGCCAATTTCACCGACAAGTTCAAGGATTACAAAGCGAACAACTCGCTGCCGGGCGATTGATCGCCACCGCGAAGGCGGGATGCCTTCACCGGGGCTATCGTCAAGGTCGGATCATTGAGCTTGCCTCGTCATTGCGAGGAGCGAAGCGACGCGGCAATCCAGAGTATGCGTAAGCCGCCCTGGATTGGTAGGCCTGCGGCCGCCTTCGGCCCGCTGCGCTCGCAATGACGAATAGAGTAACCGCCGCCAGTCTCGCGCTAAGCCACCAAACACCGACACCACACGATCACCTCGTGCCGCCAGCCGCCCTCGCGCATGAAACCGAACCGCGTCCGCACCACCCGCGCGCTCACCACCGACCAGCCGCCCGCCGCCCCGCGCAGCCCCGCGACCACCGCATCGATGCGGCCCGCGGCAACATCATCGATCGCCGCGCCCGGGCCGACCAACGTCAATGTCAACCGCACCTCGCGCCCTGCCCGGTCTTTGGTTCCCCAGTCGGCGCCCTCCGCGCCGCCAACCGCAACATAGGGCGCGCTGGCCCGCGGCGGCGTGCCATCGAATATCCCATGCACCAGCCCCGCCAGCTCGGCATCGCCCGCCAACAACGCCAGCGCCCGGGCGCGCACCGCCTGCTCGGCGCCGCTCATTGCCCGCTGCCCAGCGTCATCCGCCGCCACGGTTGCCACAGCGCCGCAATCGCCGCGGGCGGCGCGACCGGCGCCGCATCGCGGGCATCGTGCAAATGCTGCACCATCCGCACGATACCCTGGCGGATGGCCTCGGGAATCCCGTTCGGATTTTCGGCGATCCCGGCGCGGTAGCTGACCCGCACCCGCTCGGCATCGCCCGGCTGCGCGATCACCAGCTGCCCGCTGCCGTCGCGCCCGTGACGCAGCCGGTACGCCCCCGCATCCAGCACCGTCTCATCGCCGGCGGCGGTCAGCAGCACGGCGGCATCAATCGCGGCAACCGGCCGCGCGCTCAACCGCACCGGCCCGGCGCGCAGCGACAGCACCTCCTCGACCTCGCGGATGACCAGCCAATGGCCGATAAACGCCTCGCAAATATTGGTCGCCGCGCGGACCAATCCGGCGACCACGGCGTCGTCGATCGTCGAACCCAGCCGCAACCAGCCGCGCGCCTCGTTCAGGCTCACCGGGGCATCGCCCGGCAACAGGCCAGCCGCCATCACCGTTCCTCCACCCGAACGGTCATCGACCGCTCGTCGATTTGCCCATCGCTCAGTGTCACCCGGTTGGTGACCCGATAGACATGGCCGGCAACCCCGCCCGCCAAGGTCGCCGTCGACTGCATCAGGTCATGCGCTGCCGCCGCCACCGCGACGCCATCGGCCTCGGCTGGCGCGATGGCCCACACGCTCGCCAGCACCGCCTGGCCGCCGGGATAGGCGGCCACCCAGTCGAACTCGAAATCGATCCGGCTGTCCGGATCCTTCACGATCATCGTCATCGCCATTCCTTTGTTTATGGTTTGCGTATGATCACGCGGCGGCTGGCCTCGCGGATCGGCGGCACCGCGGCCTGCGCCGCAGCAGGCTCGGGCCCGCCCCACTCGCTGGCCAGATCGCGCCGCGCCGCATCGCCGATGGCGCGCGATGCCAGGGCGCTGCCGCCCATCATGCCGCCGCCTCCAGCGCCGTCAGCCGCTGCGCCAGCGCCGCCATGATGAACAGCGCCAGCTGGTCGGACCGAAGTCCAAAGCGGCTGTGTGCTGCGCCGCCGTCGGTTCGCCATTCGTCCCAACATAAAAAGGCATAGGGGGTGCGCCCCGGTCGGCCGTCGTCGCCCAGCGGGTCGACCAGCCCTTCGTCGGCCATGATCGTCCAGACCTGCTGGGCGCGGACCCCGAAATGCTGGCGCGCGCTGTCCGCGCCCTTTTCGGCAATCGCGTCATGCCACTGGTAAAAACCCAGCTCGGCGGCGATCCGCATCGCCGCGCGCAGTTCCGCCGGGTCCATCGCGCCGCGCCACGCCTTGTCGCGGCTATCGGACGTGTTGATCGTCCCCGTCCCGGCAAAAACCGTCGCGATGCGATACGCCGCGGTGCCCAGCGAATAGGCATTGTCGGCGCCGGGGCGCCCCGCGCCGCTCGCCTCCCACCGCCACAGCTCGGTGCCGTCATTGCCGCCATTGCGGTCGCGATAAATGGCAAAGGCCGACGTCGCCGGCACCTGCCCGATGCACCAGTTGGCGATGCCGTTCTGGGTAAAGCTGATCAGCGCGCCGTTGGGCGCGCCGTCGATATTCCCGAAATCGGCCAGAACGCCCCGCCCGGGGTTCGCTTCCCCGATATTAAACCGATAATTGGCGGCGGCGCCGCCCACCGTTATCCGCCCGTTCGCCGCGACCCGAATCCGTTCCGCGCCCCCGGTCGCGACCGCGATCGTGTCGCTCGCGGGTCGGAACAGGCCGGTGTCGGCGTCCCCCAAAAACGCCAGGGTCGGCGCCGCCGCGCTCCCATTGGGCACCCCCAACCCGCCGGTCAGCGCAAACCGTCCGTCGGCATCGCGATACGCCAGCGCCGACAACGGCACATTGACCCAGCTCCCGGCGCGGCGCACCGTGATCTGGTCGTCGGCCAGCCCCGTCGCCGCTGCCGCATGCGTCGTCGACAGCGGCTGCTTGCCGCCGACCGCGTCGGTCAGCGCGGTCACGGCGCCGTCCTGCCCCGCGAACCACGCGGCGCCAACGGTCAGCGCGATCGTCTTGAGCCCGGTCGCAAAATCGACCGGCGCGCCATTGTTCGACGAACTGGCGACCAGATCGCGCACCAGTCGCCCGCTGCCGTCGATCCGGCCCCACCCGACCTCCCACTGCCCGGGCTGGGCAATGCCGGCGATGGCATAGTGAAATTGCACGTCCGCCGGGACCACATCGGCAAAGCGGCGATGGCCCGGCACCGCGCCGGTCGGCGTCAGCGGGCCGGTGCCGCCGTCCTGGCACAGCTCGCGCACCAGATCGGCGAAAAAGGGGGTCGGCATGGCAAGCCCATCCTTTCGTTGATGATATCCGAGAAAAAAAAGGCGCCCGGCCCGGCACCCGAAAGGGGTCAAGGGAGCATAGGCCGGGCGCCGGTCGCGCCAGCGAAGATCAGCTGGCGGCGAATTTCATCAGCTTGATCGCCTGGGTGTCGACGATCGCGCCGCCGACCCGCTTGGTCGCGTAAAAATGCACGAACGGCTTGTTGCTGAACGGATCGCGCAGGATGCGTGTCTCGCCGCGGTCGGCGACCAGATAACCGGCGCGGAAATTGCCGAACGCGATCGACAGGCTGTTCGCCGCGATGTCGGGCATGTCCTCGGCCTCGACCACCGGATACCCCAGCAGCGTCGCCGCCTGCCCCTCGACCATGCCCGGCTGCCAGATGAATGCCCCGTCGCTGGTCTTGAACTTGCGGATGCGCGCCAGCGTATCGCTGTTCATCACCCACGCCGCACCCTGGCGATAGGGCGCACGCAGCGCATGGACCAGCTCGACCAGCTTGTCCTGCGGGTTCGATGCCGGAAACGCCCCCGCGGTCCCCGTCGCCAGATGCTGCACCGTCCCGAACGCCCGTACGCTGTCGATCTCATTGGTGGTGGCATAGGTCAGGAAACCCTTCGGCCGGTTCGTGCCGTTGCCGGTCACGAACGCCCCGCCCTCGGCGACCGCAAACTCGCGCCCGATCTGATCGGCCAGCCAGTCCTCGACGTCGAACATCGCATCGTCCAGCATCGCCTGGCTCGCCGCCGGATTGGCGTACAGCTCGCCCGACGGCGGCACGATTTCGGCAAAGCTGCGCGTCGCCGTCTCGGGCCGCGCCGCGGTCTCGCCGACCCAGCCCGCACCCATCGCTCCCGTCGCGATCAGCTTGCGATACCCGCTCGTCCCCGTCTGGACGACCGTCGCGATCGACCGGATCGGCGACAGCGATTTCAGCGTCGCCGCGATCGTCCCCTCGATCTCGCGCGGCACCGCAAAGCCGCCGTCGCCGCCCGCCGCCCCCGACAGGCTCTTCATCTCGACGCCCGCATCGATCCCGCGCCGCAAATACCGCTCGACAAAGGCGGTGCGCGCCGGATCAGCCGCCTTCGCCCCGTCCAGCGGCAACCGCGATGCCGCCACCGCCTGGGCATCGACCTGTGCCTTCAAAGCCGCCACCGACGCCTTCAGATCATCGACCGCCTCCGCCGCGAAATGGGCGACCTGGCGGGGCCGGAGTAGAGAGGGTGAGGGTCCTAATCCGCCTGTGAAGCGCTATAATCATGATTGAGGGTTCTTCCGTCGTGGTGAAAGATGCTAAGAGATTGGAACTTGTATGGCCGCACAAGGGCGAGCACGTC